CATAGAGGACAGGCACTTCGGGAAGCTTAGATATGTATTGACGTTCAACAGAGAAGCCGACTCCAGTACCGCAGAGGAGGATGTACATCGCTTCGTCGAAGCTCTTAGGGTCATCTACGGGTAAATATGAACAGTTGTACCCTGCTGTGTTATCACGCTCAAGCGCTGGGCCAGCAGTCATCATAGCTCTCATAGATGGCATAATCTCTAAGCCAAGGATAGCTTGCTCAATCTCGAAACGTGTCTCTGCATCAACCTTGTCAGCAATAACATTACTAGAGTAACGTGTAACTGTGTCGTCCCAAGACTCACGCCCGTAGCCATCAAAGTACTTAGCGTAGCGAGACTTATGAATGAATGACTGATAGTCTGTTGGTAAAAAGTTTGACCCCATTATCTTTTGTCTCCTGATCCTTGTAGTGTGCCACGTGCTTTACGTCCGTAGAGCTTCTCTAAATTCTTCATAGCTAAGTCGTGCATACTAATGTTTAAGTCTCGTGATAGTGCAGCAATATACCACAGCACATCACCGATCTCTGCTGAGATAGCTTGACGATCAAAGTCACCATCACGCAACATCTTCTTTACTTTGTTTGCAACTTCCCCTGCTTCACCTGCCAAGCCCAGCGCAGGATACAGAATAGAATGCTCGGCTTTGTAAATGGCTGTCTCGGCTGCTGCCTTTTGGTATGCATTTAATCCCATCTCTTTCTTACTGTACACGTCACTATAATATTCCCAGGCTTCTAAGTCGCCATCACTTAACGTACTCATAGTCTCTCCTTAACTGTTATGTTTTCTGCTTCGACATCATCTACATCGTAGAATAAGTCTTTAATTAAATCATACACATCATCAATATGTGCTTCTTCTACAGAGGATAGTAAGTTGTTATCCTCATCTACTTCAAGAACAAATGTCACACTGAAACGTTTGTTCATTAGGCGCTCCCATATGTTTTACTGAAAGGTGTCAGTCGATTAGTTTCTAAGAAATCAGTTTGTGCTATCTCATTACGCCGTTGCACAGCCATATCGACAAGCTGAGGGTAGTCCTCCATAAGATCAAACAGCGTAGCCATCAAGCTAGCTGCATCATAAAGTCTACCATAAGTCTTATCATCTAGTGTAGTATCTTCGTGCGGCATAAGATATAGTGTTACTGTAGTGTATTCACCATCTACTAAGCCTGTAGGTTTCAACACTACTGCAAACTCATCCTTGTCTATCTCACTCATCTTGCTCTACCTTTAGTTTAATGTGTGTAGTTTTAAGTGGGTCACCTTCTTCTGCTAACCACTCTTCTGGTATCACCCTGTGTGCATACTTGAAGTCGTGCTTCTTACACCAGACTGCATATGTACTCTTGGCTCCCTTGTATAGCTTAGCGTTAGCGTTACTGAATACAAACCTGATGTCTAACTCAGGGTGCTGCTCTCGTACTGCTACGTGCTTGCGTCTATCTTCACTATCGAAGATGCCCTTAGTTTCGATTATGATACCGTTGTCTAGTACGAAGTCTGGAGTGTAAGTTCTATAGCGTAAGTCCTTCCAGTCAATCTTGAGGTCTTCATATCTTAACCTCTTTTGTTTGTCCTTCAGGAACTTAGCTACAACTTTCTCCAGACCACTACGATACCTGCGAGGGTTATGTCTCTTCGCTGGCAAGTTCATCTCCTATAAACACATAGTCTACCATAGGTTTCTCTGCTGCCTGTGATACACGTGATGGCTCAGTAGTTAGATCAGGCCAACACTTATGTTTGTATGAACAGAACTTACACGCAGAGTTGAGCACAAGATTACCTGACGCTTTCTTACGATACGTTTCAGGTACTGCATCAAAGCAACGCTCGAATGGTTGATCAGACTGTATATACTCTACCGTCTTTTCAATCTTCTGTAGTTGCTCATCAACGTTAACATTACCAGCGTCAACATACTTGAACTCCCCATTAGCTTTATTGACTACCCACCAACCGCCAACCTCTTTGTCGGCTGCTGTAGCGTACCCTACAAGCTGACTTACATAACCAAAGCTATCGCCTTGTGCTAGTGTTTCAAAGTCCTTGAACTTATTCTTGTATGACCAAGGAGATGCAGACTTAACGTCATCTACCTTACCATCAAGAACCATATCGTACTCACCTTGTATCTCTGTACCGTCAGACAGAGTGAGTACAACCTTCTCGTTATCCGTAAACTCTACATCAGCAGCACGAAGTAACCCTTTGAACATCGCCTCTACAATATCGCCTAGCATCATATTAACTAGGAAGTGTGGAGGGAATGGTGTCTTATCTTCAGGATCATTCTTCTCGAACCACAACTGACAAGTCGGACGCCCAAGGTTGGACATCCGTAGTTTAAACTCGTCACGTGGACCGCCGCTGAACTGCTTACGCACAGCATCCGCTACGTCTTTACCTACCTGTTCGATCACAGCTTCATCAACTGTAGTCTCACCCGCAAGCGCTTTCTGTAGGAATGTGTGTAGTGCTAGCTCAGCTGTGTGGTTCATTCCGCTGCAACCTCGACTTCCACGATGTCGTTGATCACCGCTTCAGCTTTAGCTGACATAGTGCCACCGCTACGCTCTTCGTGTTGGTCATTGATGTAACCATTCATCCCTGCAATCCAATCCATAAAGCTATCCAAGATGTCTTTGTCTGACTCGTCTAGCTCGTGCTTGTCTGCAAGGTCAAGCGTGAATGTAGCGTACTCACTACCGTTAGGCATCTGGTGTAGATCAGCACCTAGTGTAAGGTAGTACTGCAAAGGCAGTGCATTCTTACGCTCAATCTTCTTGAGTGCATCATCAACAGCCTTGATAGAACCACGGCTCTTCACGTCCAACACAAATGGAATCTCTTGTGCTGTGATAGATGAGTCATCAATAGGATTACCCTGCTCATCCATAGCACCTTCCATCACTACAGTACCAAAGACTACCTTAGTGCGCTTAGTGTCACGCATAAGTTGCTGTGTCTCTTTAGGTAGAGACTGGAAGTCTTCGACATAGCCTGATGGTCTGCCTGCGTTGAAGCCACCAGTGTTATCCTTCAGGTCACCATTCAAGTTGTTAACTAGAACAGTCTTGATCATCTCGTTAGCTTGAGAGTCCCAACGTGTCCACTGCTGGCGCTGGGCGAATATGCGAACCTTCGGGTTTGTAGCGTACACGATCTTGTCATCTGATTGTGTAAGCTTGTATGCACCAGCTGGAATGGCATCAACTTTAATAGTCTTGCCGTTGACTTCGATCTCACCTTTGACAGGCGAATGGATTTGGCTGAAGCGAGGTAGCATTGAACGCTTACCACTTGAGTTCTCAGCTAGACCCATCATCTCTGCCAATGATTTACCTTCTGTAGCCAGTGCGATTTGATTGTTACTCATTGTGTATCCTTTCACATTTACACAGTTTCAAAGAGTCGTAGTTATAACACTAAACGTCCTTAGTGTCAAGCCAATTCGGACCGATTTTTGCTTCTAATAATAGAGGCACATTCATCTCTACTCCGTAAGCTTCTTCGATGATACGATTGAGATCATCGTTCAATGTATTTATCATAGCAATGACATACTCCTTCTCGTCTGGGTGAATATCTATTACAGCTGAGTCGTGTACTGTATTGACTAAGCAGGACTGCAAACCCTTGAGCCTCTCCTCTATCTCCATCAGTACGACTGGCACCACATCACCAGTAGCAAAGCCCTGCACTGGATAGTTCTTGATGTTAGTCATATGAGTCACGCTGCCATTCTCTCTACGCTTACAGTCAGGGAAAGCATACTGCCTACCACTCACGTTAGTAATCTTCAAGAGATTAACTGCTTCCTTGGCTAGCTTCTTGTGCCACTTAGCTACGCCTTTGTACTTCTCTGTGAAGTGTTCATAATACGCTGCGACAGCCTTGGGTCTTCCATAACCAGTAGCGCCAAAGAGGGGTGCGAAGGTGTGCTCTTTAGCTTCTTGGCGTGTCGTTGGCTGACCAGCATCAGTGATAACTTGCGCCGTGTAACTGTGCACGTCGAAGCCTGTGGCGATCTCTTGCATTGCAGTCTCATCCTGTGCGAGGAACGCTGCTGTTCTAAATTCAAGCTGGGCAAAGTCGGCCTCCATAACGTAGCCACCATCGAAGCGAGACACGAAGACCTTCTTGATAGGGAACGTGTTGCCTCTTGGCATATTCTGCATATTAGGATTACGTCCACTGAACCGTCCAGTAGCTGCAGTAGTCTGTGATAGATCAACGTGCAGAAGATCGTCAGGCTTAGTGAACAAACTAATACCACCTACAAAGTTATTCAGGTAGCTAGTGATAGCGTTCAACCTACGTAGATCAGCTAGGAAAGCCTCAGACTCTAGCATACCTTTTGATCTAGCTGTAGCGATAAGTATATCAAGGTTACCTTTGGATGTAGAGAACCCACTATCGCTAACCCAATCCTTGTTAGGTGGGAAGAAGTTTAGACCTGCTACTTGGTTGGTCTCTTCTAGTTTGTAGCCACGTGCGTCACAGTCCTTGCACTTGTTAGGTCTAGCGTACTTGGTGCCATCCTTCTTTACTTTGTATGTATGCCCAGCGCCGTTGCACGTAGGACACGTGTAAGCCTTAGTCTTCATCACGTGAGTAGAGTTAGCCTTTACAGTAGAACGGTACTCCTCAACTGTGTTGACGTGCTCAAACAGTTCAGCCCATTCCTTCTTGTTGTTAGGCTTCTTGCTGTAGATCACTTGAGACTTCTGCTCAGGGGATGACATATTGATAGGCGTGTCACCCATCAGGTCACGTACCTTAGCGTTGATGCGTGTCTCTAGTTCAACCTTCTCTTGCTCGAACTCTTCACGTACCTGCTCTAGTGCATTACGATCTACCTTGAAGCCACGCTGATACATACGACACAGAGTCATACACACCTTCATACTGATGTCACGTACACGTATCATTGACTTACTCTCTGGCTGTGAGAAGTCGTGCTCCTGTGCTAGGAACAATTCACGTGTAACATTCAAGTCACCCACAAGATACTCTGTCAGTTCAGCCAGTGGTATCTCATCTGTGTTGTACCCTTTCTTGTAGTACTCCTTGAGTGTGTCTAGTTTGTACGATGGTAGGTTACGCACCTCAGCACAATGACCCAGACCCAATCCTCGCTTGACCCCACGCAGTAATAGGTACTCACCAATCAGTGTGTCGTATATCAAGCCATCATACTTGAAGCCTGACTCCCATAGCCAAGGCAAGTCGTGACGTGCGTTATGCATAATCAACAAGGTAGTCTCATCAAGCACAGCTTGTAGTACAAATGCTGCACCACCTGTCGTGTCCTTAGCTTCAGTGTGATCGAAGTTCAAGATGTGCATCTCATCTGTGTTATCTACATTGAGAGTGCCTACCTGTACAAGTATGTTACCAGGTTGCCAAGGATCAAGTATAGTCTTACCTTCTATCTTCTGGCTATTGTTTTCTACGTCTAATACTGTCCTCACTCTACTCTCCTATCTATGCGCTGTACTGCGCTATGTCTCCGTCTAACTCACAGGTGATACGTCCGTGCCACCCACCGTCGAGTTTGTTCTTAGCAATAGTTAAGTACCGTGTCAAGTCCTCATCAGAGTCAACGCCCTCGACTTGCCTGTTCTTAGAGATCAGTATCATCAGGTCAGCCTCAGCAGCCTTGCCTGTCTTACTGCCCTCCATCATTGACATATCAGGTTGTACTACACCCTCAGCTACAGCACTCAGCTGTGACATCCAGATCACTGCACAGTCGTACAGCTTAGCGATGTTACGTGCGTGAATAGCTGCATCCTTCAAGTAGATGTCTGACTTATCACCAGTACGGTTAGCAAACTTGTCACCCATATCTAGCACTACAATGTCAGGACGGTAGCTCTTCACTACAGCCTCAACCCAGTTCATATCTTTACCTGTGCTGTCCTTCATCTGTACGTTCTGCTTGACTGCATTGTACCGTGTCAGAGCTAGGGCTTTGTTCTCTACGATCTGCTTGATGTTCATCCCTGATGATGCCTGTACGTAACGTGCAGCTACACGTACATACTTCTCTTCGTTGGTAAGCACAAGACACTTAGCACCCTGATGAGCAAAGCCATTCGGTGCAGCGATAAGAGATGCGTGGAATGTAGTCTTACCTGTGTTAGGACGTGCACCCACCATCACTAAATGACCACCACTGATACCCTCGACACGTTGTCGCAGGCTAGGGATGTTCATCTTCCACTGGCTCTCAATCTGGATACCTTCAAGCACAGTGTCTAGCTCAATGTCCTCGAACTTGATGTTGAGGTTGGGTGTAAAGTTATCCTTGTAATCGTCAAGCAAAGTACGCAGTGACTCCAAGTTATTCTCTTCGCCATTCACATACTTGAACCCAAGGTTAGCTACCTTCTCACCTACGTGCTGTTGAAACAGACGAGACATAACCTCAGTAGCAATCTCCTCGTGCATAGGTTGTTCGTTCTCTATGCGTTTGAACAGTTGCTTGTATGTCTCCTTGTTAGCTGTAGTCATAGTGCGGTTAGCTGTAAAGAACAACGCTTCCAGTTCAGCAGGGCTGACTGACTTATCGTATACATCCATAGCTTGATCTAAGGCTTGCTTGATCTTACGCATATCTTTAGTGAACAACTCATCAGGGCAACGTATGCCTTTGTGGTTGTCATAAAACTCTTTGTCTAACAGTGTACGTAGTAACGCTGTCTCACTCATCGTCGTAGTCTCCTCTACTTCGTAGTACTAAGTCCTCTAGCACAGTCAGTACTGTAATGAAAGGCCAAGTCAAGGCTAGCCATATGTGTGCGTTAGGTCTGTCTTGGTCAGCTGCGTCTGTAATGTACAGCAATAGGATAGCACCCAGGCCATACATAACTAACAAACCGTAAATAAAATGTAAGTCTAACAAAAACTATTCCTCCTCTAAGCAGAAGCTACACCAGTCATTCTCAAGCGCTGGGCCTCCACAAGATACACACTTGTTTGTGTCATCAGTACCAAACTTATACTCTGTAAGCTCGTCTGTCTCAGAGCTTATGTGATCTTCTATAAAGTCATAGACTACCTGCAAGTCTAACTTGGCTGCTGCACAGTATAGTACTAGCTTCAGCCCTTCTTCTTGTAGCAGCTTAGCACAGGTATTATCCAAGTGAAACTGATATGTGGCACTGCCATCCTCGTGTTCCTCTACTTGTTCTACTCCAATCATACCTGCTGTCATTCTGCGTACTCCATTAATGCGTCCCACGATACAGGATATATCTTAGCCATAGTCAAAGCAACCTTCTGTGCTACTAACTGTGTCTCTTCTTGTGTGTCTGACTTCAAGCGTAGGCTACACATCTTAGCAAAGGCAAACAGTGTGCCTGACCAGTACCACTCAGTCATCATAGACTGTGGCAATACCATACGTGCTTGCTCTGGTGCTACACCTTGAGACAGTAGGTCTTCATATAGTTTTTCGGCTGCATCCCACTGGTCTAGGTAATAAACTACATCAACGACACCATCACTGCCTTGCTTCTTGTCTTCACTGCGTCCACGCCATACATCAGGTACATAAAACTCTGGTTTAGTGTCCACGTAGCGTCTACTGATTTCGTTCCAAGGCATATACTCGTGTTTCTGAAGCTGACGTGCTACAAAGATAGGTGCCTTGACGTGGAATGTAACAAACGTGTGATTGAACGGTGACTTGTGTTTATGCTTAGCAAGATACTTGATTAGCTTAGCGTCTTTAGGTTTCAACACTAGCTCCTCACCGTAGTGTATGCGTGGCATCCATTCGCTTTTCTTACCAAAGCTAACACGTGCTGCGTTAACTACAGATATGTCTGAACCCATATGATCTATGTATGTTACTTCAATCATTTTACATTTACCTCTAAACAAATTACTGCTTCACCCTGATGGGTAACTAATACTTGTGCATCATCTAATGCTTGAATGCATTCCTCTTTCTTAGCGTAGTTGTTTATCTGATAGTACTCTACGCCTTGGCTGTTTGTCATTTGAAACCAAACTAAAACCCAAACCATTATAGCATCTCCTTTAATCTCATTATATCATCTTGTACACCATACTTGATGTCGTCGTCAAGTAGTAATGCTCTTGTAGGTAGGCCAGTCCATAGCTCTACCTCTCGCTTGTATTGCAAGGTCTTGTGTGTAGCGTCCCTGTCTAACGCTATGACTACCTCACGAAACTCACCCAAGTGTTTCATTATTGTAACATTAAGTGATGTACCTAGTATGGCAAACCCTACTGCGCTGGGTGCAAAGTGTGACACTTTTATCGCACTTATCACATCCTCAACTACTACAGCTACATCTGCATCAGGGTTCACTCGCTTAGTAAAGAAGTCAGCCTGGCCTGAGTAGCGATACCATTTAGGTACAGCACCATCAAGCGCACGGCCTACCGCATCCAGTAGTCTACCGTTGTAGTGGATAGGGAACACAGCACGTCTGTCCTTCACGTCATACATCAAGCCCTCATTGTGCAGGTCATACTTGTCGATAAACTTATGTAACAAAACGTGATCAGACGTAGGTTGCACTACATATTCTGGATAAACTAAGGGCTGTAACTCTTTGTTATCATTAGTATTTCTAGGTTGAGCCATACGCAACTTGAGTTCCTCGACAGTCATATCTGTAGAGTATGCACCCTTGAGCTTACAGTCTAGCTTGAAACAGTTATACACATAGTCACCGCCATCCTTGAAGCACGTGAATGTGTTACGCCCCCTGCAGCTAGGGCAATCCAAGCGCAGGGAATCTCCATCCTTTAAGTTAAGTGTATCTAGGAAGCCTCTGATATTCATTCAGTAATTCCTTTACGTTTAGCTAGTGCAGCTGATGCACCGCTGAGTGTGTTGACTAGGTAAGGCTTAACACTGGCAGGGTTCTGGTGTCCACTCACCTGCATAATACCTACGAGATCAACGCCTGCTTCTACCATCTCAGTGATAGCTGTACGGCGTAAGTCACGTGCCTGTAAGTCAGGGTCTAGTCCTGCCTCATCCTTAACGCGATTGACGTAGTGATGTATGTCAGTCTCTGAGTATGGATTGTAGCTACCACTCTTAGGCTTGACGTGTGGTGCTACGTATGGTTGGAACCCGAAGTCTTCCTTCTGTTGTTTGAGCATAGGCATTAGCCCATCATCAATAGGCAGGTGTACCTCAGCCCCACGCTTAGACTGTGTGATGTCTACACGTTCCTGTTCAAAGTCGATAGCGTCCCACTTGAGTAGACGCATATCACCTATACGTTGGCCCCACTCGTATGACATATGTACGATTAGACCTATGCTACGGGACCACCAGTGTGAGTACGCTGTGTCTAGGAACAAGCGCACATCATCAGTCGTCCACTTCACATTGCGAGGCTTGTCAACCTTACGCTTCAGCAGGGACACAGGGTTGTACAAGAGAGCCTCGTGCCGACGAGCTAGGTTAAGTACTATACTCAGGCACGAAGCGTTGTAGTTAGCTGCACGTGGGCCTCTCTCGTTAAGCCACGTGTCGTAAGCGTAAGTGACGTGCTTGAGGCTGATGTCACGTAGCTTGATGTTACCTAGCACCTTACCTTTCTGCACCTTAGTCATACAAACTACAACCAGTCTAGTCTCGTACTGCTTCTGTGTGGGGCCACTCAGTTCAGCAAAGGCAGGGCTATTCAAGTATGCAGTGATTGCATCACGCAGGGTGTTAGTACCCTTCAAGTCTAGCTGTTTATGTTTCACCATTTTTTCCTCACTTTCCAGTATGCCCAACACTCTACACAATGTCCTTGCCCTAGCACAAGATCAATGAAGTACACAACGTTAGGTTTCTTTTCCTTTTGCCACTGGTAGTTCCTTGCGCTGAACGTCTGATTGTTTTGTCCTCCGAGGATTACGTTTATCAGTACGCTCAGTGCTGTCAGTACTCGACTCAGGTAGATTACCAACCCAGTGTGTAACATCATCAGTCGGGTCATCCTCTTCTCCACTCTCTTCTATCATATTAAAATACTCCAAAGCCTAGACCAAATGTAACCCACGCCATCAGTACGATGGCGCAGTACAATAGTAGGTCTTTAAAAATTTGGAACATACACCTCTCCCTTTTCACTCAGTGCGTCAAGGTGACGTAGTTCGTGACGTAGAGAGTCAGCCTCATCGAAGTCACCATCCCATTCGTAGTCATCAATAGCACGTGCTACACGATTACGTTCCTCGTTGAGAGGTGACAGTCGGGGATCGTTATTATAACTAGGCATCTTCATACTCCTCTTGGTATTCTTTCCAGTTCTCATACTCATCATCTAAACTCCACTCAGAGATTAGATCACTAGGTACATTATCAGACCAGTCATCATCTGTAAAGTCTACTTCGTAGCTGTTGTCTTCGCCTAGATCATACAGACCTATGAAGCACATACCTGGCTCATAGTATGACGCAGATATTTTGATGTCGTGATTAGCTTCACCATTCTGATAGGCTGCGATGGGTGGACCCCACGCACTATCAAAGCTCACGTAAGCAAAATAATCACCTTCAATCTCTTCAGGTCCATCGACAGTAGCATCACTGATCTCCCACTTAGTACCCCACTCTTCGAGTGCTGTGCCGTAGTCCCACTCACCGATAGGGTTAAGGAACTCTAGTAGTTTATCTTCTTGAGCAGCAGCAACCAGAGCATCCATCTTCTCTTTGGTTCCACTGACAGTTATTGTATTCATACACCAGTTAGGCATTGTTGTTCTCCTGTTTTTCAATCTTCCATTCACCATAGTTAAGGTCTTCAAACATAAAGTTCATAAGAAACTTCTCCTTCGCCTCCTCTGGTGTGTCAGCTTCCTGACTTTCATAAACCGTTACGGTTACCTCATATTGCATTGTTGTTCTCCTATATAAGTTACTAGGGACAGGGATGCTTCATAGCCTTAGCTCCACACACCCTGCCTTACGCTACCTAGTCAGCGGGTTACTACCATCGGGCAGTTTTATTTACCGTAGCGACACGGCTTCATCTTCATATGCCCTGCCAACGGCATACTATTCGGGGGCTACCCGACTGGTCAAGTTAGCCTGCAAAGTGACGCACCTTACGTGAGCCACGCTTGTTGCCAGACTGTTCGATGTACACGCTGCGCTTACCGATGTGGTATGCAGTCATACAAGCACCACGTGTTACGCCAAAGCGTTTGATAGATTGACGCTTGCGGGTCAAGCCCTTGATGCCTGCGAAGTTAAAGCGGAAGCCACGTGTGCCATCGTTAAGTGATTTAGTTGCGAAACATACAAACATTATTTTGTCTCCTCTAGTGCTGTACGAATTTCAGATAGTAAGTTCTTGAGTTCTGTGTTGTTAGCCATACGAGTGTTAGGTAGTAGCTTGTCACACATATCAAGTATCTTTAGGTTTAGTTGTTTGGTAATCATTTGTCAAGCCCTCCGTCTATGACAATAAGTTTAGGTTTGTAAGCAGCCTTGGACACAGGACGTATGAGTTCGTGTCTGTACTCAAGGAACCTATCGTAGTCGTACTCATCAAGTCTTAACTTCGGACGGTCCGAAGATAGATCAAACCAAGCGAAGTTGAACAGGGTCTCAAGCAATGCAAGCATACGTATGCCTGACTGCTCAGTCCTGCAAGCCGTAATCAAATACTTGTTGTCGTTGATCACCTCGGAAAGGTAGCGGGTATCCTCGTCTGTCTCGTCGAGTGTATGCATAGTCATTGTTGTGTCTCCTTACATCTACTTTGTAATGTCTTAACTTCTTGAGCGTACCATCTATACGATCTTCAGGTACAGTTGCTATGAACTTACCGTCAATGAATATTTTATATATATTCATAGCCTGCTCCTAGCATCACCTTTGTCGTAACCTTCTGGTCACCACCACCAGTTAGCACAGCCAATGTAGCTTTGTCAATAGGCTCTCCTGTGTCCTTAACTACGAAGCTGCTGTACTTGTATGGATTGTACGTCACCTCCTTGCCGTGAAACACAGCGTGGAAATAATTACGAGCACAAGCCTCATCATCCTCTGGTAGTATGTAACCACGTACAAAAGCGTGGACATTCTTCTTACGCTCACGCAGTACACGCTCACGTCCTGCCTTACGTACTACGAACTTAGGGTTAGCGATAGCAATGTGATTAGTGTGGTCGATCACACGCCCTGTCTTACAGTCACGCACACTGAATAACTTCTTGTGCAGATTAAAATATACTTCAACTTTATTCATCGACATACCCTTTCTTCCATTTACTAACATAAGGTTTATTTCCTGTGGCTTCCGACACCTCTAAGTAAATAACCCACCCATTTATTTCTACATAAACCGATTCATCTGTACGTCTATCAACTCTCATCTTCCAATAACTCCACATCTGTTTCCCATACCCAATCACCTACACCGCTGTCGTTGAACTCGCCACCGTCAACGTTGTCCTTGATCCAACGCCACCATTCGTCCTCTGGAATATCATCAGGTACATAACCCTCCCAATCCAAGAAGCTAATCATTTGTGCTGTCGATCTAACTCTAGGCATCACTCTTCTCCACTATTTGACAGCCTAACCATCCGTCCATCTCTTCAACACCCCATAGGAATGCCTCAAGTTCAGCGTAAGTATTGAACTCATATACTTCAGGCGTTGTTGCTTGTTCAGGGGCTTCACCCCATATTATCTTCAG